TAAAATATAGCGTTTATATCAAATCTATATAAATATCTATTAAACCGGTTAATATATCAGCATAAAGGATAAAAGAAAGATAAAAGGTATTTATGTTAAATATGTCTCTTATCTTATATAATCAGCTACAAAAGAAAGGATATAAAGCAAATAATTATAGGGTTATATTATCTATAGTATAAAGGATTAAGCAAGTATTTTTTTTTATGTCATTTTGCCCTGGATTCAAGCAAAAAAGGCCAAAAAAGGGCAAAAAAGGGCAAAAAGACGCATTTTTGGCCGAAATTCGACAAATCCTATCGGAGAAGTAGGATTTCAGGACCTGGGGGGAGGGTTGAACCGATTTTGACGCGAAATACCATTGTCGGGCGCGCTCAATCTCGTATCAATCCAAAAATATCAATAGTGGGTATAAAAAAATAATTGTACTTTTGTGATATGCCAATATTAAACAATAAATCATATCGTCGGTTTGAGAATCCTATTAAGAGGAAACCTCACCAGAATAACGAAGAAAATAAGTTTTACGGTACTCCTTTATGGAAACGCCTAAGACATTTACAGAAAACAAGGAAGCCGATGTGTGAGGTTTGCGAAGCTAAAGGCATTTTTACAGATTGCTCCGATGGAAACAACAATGGTATAGCCGACCACGTTATTAGAATTTTAGACGGTGGTCATCCATACGACGAAAGAAACTTGTTTACTTTATGTAAACGGTGTCACCACGTAAAGAGTAATATGGAAGGTAGAGGCTTTTTACCAGCAAGAATGGCAAGTTCTGACGGTTATTATCTTCCTGCCTCCAAAGAGGATATAATTAAAGCTATTTTAAACAAAAAAGTAAATTGAAATGAAAACAGAAAAGTTGAAAGACTTACAAGGCACTTTAAAGCCTAGTCGGGTTAAAAGAATTACTCCACAACAGATAATTGCTCATAATCCATTTGATTTAACCAATGAAGAACAAGATACTGTTGAATTAGTAAAAAAACATCTTGAATCTGCCGGTGCTAGTTACAATGTGGATATTATTGCTATCAATATGTTAGCAAGGTTATTGACTGTTATTCAACACGCGGCTAATAACATCTTAAAAAATGATGGTGTAGTGGTTTATCCTAATGGTGTTCAACAAATTTCACCAGAGTGGACTATGTTTAAACAGTCAGTTGAAATTTATAATGATATGTCTGATAGGTTTGGACTAGACCCAAAAGCAAGATTGAAGCTTGAATACTTTAATAGGGCTGATAAGAAAGAAGAAGATCCAATTATGAAGCTAATTAAAAACGCCTAATGTTTGATTTAGAAAACGAATTGATAGGCGAATATGCTAGATTAGCTATTCAAAGACACTACGATGACCTAAAAAAGTCCGAAAGTGCTAATTATCCTTATTATTACGACCAAAAGGCAGCTGAAACCTATATTTCCTTTATGAAGGTGTGTAGATTGACGAAAGGCGAATACGCTGCTATGAATGTGAATGTCATGCCATGGCAGGAGTTCTTTTGGTCTATGATTTTTGGATGGAAGCGTAAAATTGATAAAAAACGTAGGTTTAGGAAGGTTTACTTAGAAATATCAAGAAAAAACGCGAAAACTGAAACGGCTGCCCTTACTGCGGTCGCTTGTTTTATTCTTGATCAAGAAAAAGGAGCTGAAATTTACACGGCTGCAACTACCAGAGATCAAGCACGTATATGCTGGGATGCTGCTAGGGTAATTTTAGACTACTTAAAAAAAGATAGTTCAGCCGTTAACAAGATGGTACAGGTTAGAGCGCATTCAATTTATAGTACTCAATCTAATTCAAAGATGGTACCGGTATCTTCCGATGCTAAAACGCTAGATGGTTTGAATCCGCACGTGGCTATCATTGACGAAATGCACGCGCACCCAGATAGTAGCATCTTAGAAATTATGGAATCGGGTATAGGTTCTAGAACACAGCCATTAATTTTAATAACTACTACGGCTGGATTTAATAAAGAAAGTCCCTGTTATCAGTTGCGTAAAGTTTGCTTGGATATTATTAAAGGTCATAAACATGATGATGCGGTTTTTCCATTAATATTTTCATTAGATGAAGAAGATGATTGGCAAAATAGCGATAATTGGGTAAAATCTAACCCTTCCATGAATGTCACTATTGGTATGGGATATTTGCAAGACCAATATACAAAAGCCATAAATGAAGGAGCTGCAAAGCAAATAGGTTTTATGACTAAAAACCTAAATTATTGGACTAATACTCATGCGACGTGGATAAATGAAAATATGTGGAACGAATGCGAAATGCAGGTAAATGATGACTTTTTTTTAAAAAGACCTGCCTTCGGTGGATTGGATTTAGCGCAAACGGTTGATATTAGTGCATTTTGTTTGTTCTTTCCAGAATTTGACGGTAAAGCAGCCTTTTTGTTGTGGAATTATTGGATTCCTGAAGAAAACGTAAAGGAAAGAAGTCTTAGGGATGGAGTACCTTATATGGATTGGGCATTAAATGGAAGCATAAAGGTAACGAATGGTAATATAGTAGATAATGATGCTATTATCAATGATATTTACCAATTATATCAAAAGTACAACATTCGTAGTTTAGCCTATGACCCATGGAGGGCTACGCACGTTGTAATTTCGTTACAGGAAAGAGGCGTAAATGTTAAGCCGTTCCCTCAAAGTTTTCCGGAAATGAATACGCCTATTTGCGAATTTGAAAAAATGATAACAGGCAAAAAGATATTTCACAATGGTGATCCAGTCGCAAAATGGATGCTATCTAACGTGGCGTTAATTATTAACTCTACAGGACTTGTAAAATTTGATAAAAGGAAGTCAAATGAAAAAATAGATGGAATGGTAGCGGCTGCCATGGCTATTGGAGAGGCTATTGACCCGAAAAATAAAATTAATTTGGATTTTAATCTAATTATCGGCTAAAAATTTTATTTGCTTAATAAAATTAATATATTCATCTTTGCATTATGGAATTTTTAAATAAAATTGTAAAATTCATTAAGCGAAGTAGAATATCCAATTTAGGTCCCGCTAAAGATTGGAAATTATACCAAGAATTATTTGGTACAAACCAAAGAAGGGTTAGTCATGAAACATCTTTGTCTATACCGGCTTATTTTAGGGCACTATCTATTTTATCGGAGCAAATAGCTGCTTTGCCATTTTCAATATATGAAACTAAAGCTGATGGAAACGTAGTTGAGGCTATTAACCATCCATTATATTCTTTAATTAAATATAGGCCTTCAAGTAAGTACGATACATTTAGTTTTAGAGAAGCCATTGTAAGACAAGCGGTTAATGGTTCAATGTCAACAAAAAGTGGAAATGTTCTTATTATACCTAATAGAAATCAGGCAGGAACTGTAATTGATTTGCATTTGGTTGATGTTCCATGGGAAATGTATAAAATAAATGATGAATTTTACTATAAACTAGAAAATAATAACGAAATCTATAGTTCTTCTGAAGTTTTACACATTAAATCGTTTAGTGAGAATGGTTATTGGGGTAAAAGTCTTATTGAGGCTGGTAAAACTACTTTGTCAAGAGCATTACACGAAATTGATTATGGAAATGATATTTATGCTAAAGGGACAAACCTTAGTGGAACAGTTGAAACCGATTTAATTCTTAATGAGGATCAATTAAACGTAATTAAAAAGTCTTGGGCTGATAAACATTCAGGGCCTAATAATCAGCAAGGTGTAGCATTTTTACAAGCTGGTTTTAAATTTAAACCTATAGCATCTAAATTAGAAGCAGCAGATATTGACGCAAGAAAGTTAACTATTGAGGATATATCTAATCTTACTGGAGTTCCAGGCTTTTTACTTTTAGGAAACAACAATATATCCACTACAAATATTGAAATATTAAACAGAATATTTGTTCAATATACTTTAAGAGCATGGACTAAGCGAATTGAAAACGAATTTAATACGAAATTATTCCCTCAAAAGGATTGGGGAAAATATTACGTTAAATTAGATTTAGATGAGTTGTATAGAGGTGATGTTATGGCTAGAGCAGAATTTTACACTAAACTTTATAATATTCGGGCTATTGCACCTAATGAAATTAGAAATCTGGAAGGATTTAATCCTTATGAAGGTGGAGATAAGTTTGGTATGCCGCTAGCGTCAAATAGTAGAGAAGTTCCTGTTGAAGGCCAACAAAATAATGTTCAACAACAATAATATATGGAAACAAGGTATTTTAATATAGAATTTGCTGCCGTAGAAGAAAGAAAAATAGAAGGCACTGCGTCATCAATGGATAGCCCTTATGATATGGGTAATTTTGACGAAGAAATTGATATGGATGCTTTTAATGATGCTGATTTTAGTGAGGCAGCTGCTTTATTTAATCATGACCAGAATATTGTTCTTGGAAGGGTTAGAAATAATACTTTGCAGATAAAAAGAGAAGGCAATAAATTAAAATATACTATTGACCCACCAGAAACTAATGCTGCAAATGACGTTATGACATTAATTAGGAGAGGTGATGTTTATCAATCATCTTTTGCATTTTCATTAAAAGAAAATGGTGATTCTTGGGAAATGAGGGATGGTAGATGGAAAAGAACTATTAAAAAAATTGACAAAGTATATGATGTTTCACCGGTAACATATCCTGCTAACCCAAATACAATGGTTGCCGCAAGAAATATGGAAAGACATATTCAGCAAAATGAAAAAGCGGAATGCAATTTCAATGAGTTTGTTGAATTTTTAAACAATTTAAAAAAATATTAGTATGTTAAAATCTGATGAATTAAAGCAGTCGCGTTCCGCTAAAATAGAAGAAATGCGATCTTTAATTTCTGCCATTGAAACATTAGGGGCGAACGCCAATGATGAACAAAGGTCGAAATTAACCAACATTCGGAATGAAGTGACTAATCTTGAAAATGATATTGAAAATCATTTGATGTTAGAAGCCGAAGCCAAAAGAATGGCTACTCCTGCAGCTAGGGGTAACGAGAACAAAGTTAGCGACGAGCAAAGAGTTAAGAAAAACTATTCTTTTCTTAGAGCAGCTAATTTGGTAGCTAATAATAAAAACTTAGACGGCTTGGAGCTTGAAATGCACCAGGAAGCTGAAAGAGAATTTAAACAGGCAGGAATTTCAGCATCTGGAAATCTTTACGTTCCTAAAATGTTTGTTAGGAGTGAAAAGAGGGACATGACTGTAAGCTCCGCGCCTGGTGGTGGTAACACTGTACCCACTATTTTAGGTGACTTGATTCCTTTTCTTGATCCTAGATTAGCGGTTATTCAGGCAGGTGCTACTTTGCTTACTGGATTAACCGGTAACTTGGATTTTCCTAGAAATGATGCTGCGGCTACAGCGGTTTGGGAAACTGAAAATTCTGCAAACGACGAAACTAGTCCAACGTTTGATAAAATCAGTATGTCACCAAATCGTTTGGGTGCATTCACTGATATTTCTAAACAGTTATTGGTTCAATCGTCTATTGACGTGGAAAACTTTGTAAGGAATCGTTTAAGTGAAGCAATTAATAGAGCATTGGACTATGCTTTAATTAATGGTGATAATTCTACGCAACCATTTTACGGTATTTTAAATACTGCTGGAATTGGTTCAGTGGCTATTGGCACTGATGGCGGTCCGCTTACTTACAAGCACATTATTGACTTGGAAACTGCTTTAGCTACAGATAATGCTGATTTTGGTACTTTAGCATACCTTACTACTCCTGGAGTAAGAGGATTTTTAAAAAATACTGAAAAAGCATCTGGTACGGCTCAATTTGTTTGGTCAGATGGTGCGCCTCCTGTAGGTCAGCAAGGCATTAGAACTGATTTGTTAAATGGGTATAGAGCTTATGTGTCAACACAGGTTCCAAACAATTTAACTAAAGGCGGTGGCACTAATTTGCATTCAGTAATTTTCGGAAACTTTGCAGAATTGCTTATTGGTCAATGGGCTGGTTTAGATGTGGTTATTGATCCATATTCATCTTCCAAAAATGCTTTAGTTACCATTGTTGTTAACTCATGGTGGGATGCTGCTGTTCGTCATGCTCAATCATTTGCTGCAATTAAAGATGCAGATATTACTGGCATATAAATCTTAATAAAATGAAGAATATTTTAATTGGTTTGTTTGTTTTTGCTGCCATTGGTTTGACGGCATTTAAAAACGACCGAAGCAAAACTTTAGATGCTAATTACGATGATGCGTCTAGTACGTTTTATAGCTATTCAGTAAGTGACACAATTACTAACACTGAAATAGACACAATAACTATTCCGGTAAGTTTACTTAGTCCGTGGAGTGGTTATTGGAGCGTAGTAGCTACTAATTTGTCAGGCACTACTTATATTTTGCCTACTGTATTGCAGGCGGCTAGTTCTACCGATTATACCAACGTCGCAACTATGGACACATTAAACGTAAATGGTTTAGTGCAATCTAATGAAGATGCTTATATTGGTGGAACTAAATATAGATTAGTGTTAACTGGTGTTGGTACGCAGTCAACAAAAT